TGTATGTTAACTGTGCCCTGCTTTCACAGAGTTTGTTCCACTCTGTCCAAAACCATAAATTTCTTTCAAGTTCATTTTTGGGAATATTTTTGCCAAGTATTTTTTTAACGTAGTTCCATGAAAAATCGTTTCTTGGGGGCAGAGTTCTTATTACATCTCTTGGGTTTCTGACCTGGTGTAAGATATAATCGAAGTCTTTAAAAAAAGCATCCTCTTGTCCCACACAAGACCAGCCAATCACGCCATTCTTTCTAATTATCTCATGTCCGAAATCCAAATTTGCTTTACGTAATAATTTCGCTGTAAATTGAGTTCCTGAACATCGGCATGACAAGATTAGTAATTTCATTAATAGGGCCTTCCGTCGGTCCAAGCATACCATCCAAACTCTAATAAGTTATTTTTTGTCTGATCTTCCCATCTGAAAATAAATAATGGTTCTTCTTTTCTTAGCTTATATATTTCATTTAAACTGTTTATTATTTGTTCGTCTCTGATCTTTCTTAACGCAACAATTCGGTCATTATACCCTATTATTGGCATGTTTGTCTTGTATTCATATACAAAATCCCCATATTTTGCATATTGATTCAAGTCCTCTGTTATCTCTGTAATCTTCTTTTCCTCAATATCTTTTTCAGTAATCATTATCCCTCCTTTCATTTTTTACTTGACAAAATAGCATTTATGGTGTATGGACATAATAATGTCAAATCTTTGACATAGTTATTCTATAAATTAGTATACATTTTATTTTTTCTTTTGCAAGGATTTTATGCCTAAGCGTAAGAAGAACGAGCCATTAAAGAAATATGTTTCACGATGTGTACCTGTGAGACGCAAGGAGCATCCTGAAGAATCACAGAAGCGGTCTGTTGCTGCTTGTTATGGTATGGGACGTAAGAAGAAGGCTAAGAAGAAATAGTGAAACCTATTAGTATTAATGGCATATCTTCAAAGACTATTTTTCTTAATTGCAGGAAATCTCTCAAGAATTATTATAAGTTTGATTATAATGAATTATGGAAAGAGAAGTTTTTTAATGCTTCCAAGCTTGAAGAACAGATAGCATGGCTTAGGTGGATGTTCACCAATGATTTGTTTTTCATGGTATATTATGGGTTGAACAGGGTTGATATTAATACATTTGATACGCCATTTATTCTACAGGCATGTAGAGAATTAGAAGAAGGTCCGCCCACTGATACTGTTGATCTATGGAGCCGCGGTCATTATAAACTTTTAAGTGATGATACTCCTATGCTGACTCCTGATGGGTGGACTACTCATGGAGAATTAAAGCCAGGGGACTTTGTGTTTGCTCCTAGCGGAAAGCCTGTGAGGGTTTTAGCTACAACTGGTTCACAATATGATCCTGAGATGTATAACATATATTTTTCAGATCATAATGGAGCCAGAACACATAAGTTATGTGCAGGATCTCAACATTTATGGGATGTTGGATTTTTTGATTTTAATTCTAAATGGCAAGAAAGGATTTTATCTACTAAAGATATTATTAATAATCCTAATCATTGGTATACAATTCATGGGGGAAGGGGCCATTGGTATTTTAATAACATAGAGAAAACAAAAACTGTTTCAGGTCAGTGTATCCAAGTAGAGGGCGGAAGATATGTGGCCGGTGAACATTTAATTCCAACGCATAATTCTTCTCTTATTACTCAAGGCAAGACTATGCAGGATCTTATGAAGTATGATGATCTCTCTGTTGGTATTTTTTCTCATACTCGTCCTATTGCCAAGAGTTTCCTGCTTCCTATCAAAATAGCATTTGAAGATAATATTCTCTTAAAGTTTGCTTTTCCTGATAAGCTTTGGGAGTTACCAAAGAAAGATGCCAAGATTTGGTCACTCGATGAAGGTCTTGAGCTTAAACGTGCTAGTGCGAGCAATACAAGAAGCTTGGAAGCTTGGGGCTTAGTGGATGGCATGCCTCAGGCACTAGATATAAATACGCCTGTATTAACAACAAAAGGCTGGAAGAAACATGGTAATCTTGAGGTTGGTGATTTTGTATATGATGAATATCACAAACCAGTAGAGGTAATTTTTAATACAGGGGAAATATTAAACGGTAATTGTTATAAAATAAAATTCAGAGACACAGAAATAATTGCAGAAGAGAATCATCTGTGGCCTGCAAGTGGTACATTAGTCAAAACAAAGGATTTGCTTGTTGATAAAGTACATGTTTTAAGTCTCGATAAAATAGAATCATGTCCCGTTAATTGCATACAAGTCAAGTCTCTCACTGGTTTATATCTAGCTGGTGAATCATTAGTTCCTACTCATAATTCAAAACACTATAACATCAGGGTTTATGATGATGTTATCACAGAGAAGACAGCTACAACGCCTGATATGATTAAAAAGGCCGAAGATGCTTTTCGTATGTCAGACAATCTCGGTACCTTGACCGGAATAAATTGGCAAAGGATTGTAGGCACCATTTATAATTATGGTGATTTCTATTGTACTATTATAGATGAAATGAGGAATGGCATTTATCCGTGGAATGTGAGAAAGTTTGTATGGTGGGATGGTGTTTATACTGAAGAGGATATTGCAAAAGAACAGATAACACAGGATTATATTAATGTTTTTGGATATAAGAAACCAAGGTTGATGACTTGGAAGAGTACATTAGATAAGTATAAGAAGCAATCTAATTTCATTTGGTCATGCCAAATGGAACTCAATCCTACCGTTGATGAAGCCGCTGAGTTTAACATTGAGTGGTTTGAAAATAGATATAGGGCAGTTCCTTCACCAGTTAATCTTTATATTCTTGTGGATCCGGCAAACGAAAAAGAGAAAAACAGTAACTATACAGTTATAGCACTGGTAGGTATTGACAGGTTTTCAAACAGACTGCTTATAGACTTGGTAAGAGATAAACTTGACCTTGGAGAAAGGTGGGATGCAATCAAGGATATGGTTGTTACTTGCTATGATATAGGCGGTAACTTCATGGGCGTTTATTATGAGAAATATGGGAAAGATTCAGATATTTGGTATTTTGAACAGAAACAGAAAGAAGAAGGCATATATTTTGCATTAAATAGTATTAGTGGAAACAAGAGAAGGAAGAATGACAGGATCAGGGCATTAATTCCTATAGCAAGGGAAGGCAAGTTTTTGTTACCTGAGAAGCCTATTATTTATCAAAATGAGGATTTGGTAAAAACTTTACTTAATCGTGAGATAAGGAAATTTCCATTTTACATGAAGAATGATGATATGCTTGATGCTATCAGCAGGATTGAAGATCCAGAGGTAGAGTTAACTGTACCTATAGATTTAAATGCTTATTCTGGAGGCATCGCAGGGATGATGGATGAGTATTATGAAAGCGTCTCATGCGAAGAGCAAATATGAAACATGACAAAGGAGAAAGACAATGACAACGGTGGCTGAATACTTACAAAATGTAAAGACTCCGCAGACACGGAAGGCGATACAGGATTTGCTGGATAATTTTGTGTCCTCTTCTGATTGTACGAAATTTTCAATAGGCGATTCCACAACTTCGGCAAGCATGACTACCACGCCGTATATGTCGATATATAGTACATCGGCAACTGGTCTATATCTGGAAGCTTTGGCTACTAAAACAATGTATTCAGGCATTTATCTTCATGGTGCCGGTACTATTACTAATGGTATTGAATGCGCTGGTGGAATTACTTATTTCCTAGATATGACAAACGCCACAGAGGGAGCAAGTTATATGTTTGATAAGGTAAGCACTGCTTCTGGCGATATTGTTGGGAACATCAGGGTAAAAGATACTGATGGTTCTGTCGCATACATAAATGTATATAGTGATCAAGGAGATGCTTTATAATGCTGGCGAAACTTTTGTTTTGTCTGCTGGTTCAAAGATGCAGATTAGAGATAATGAAACAGGTGAAATAGTTAATAGGCTAAATGAAACCGTACCTGATGATAAACAATGGTCTGTTAGTATAAGCTTGTCAATTATTGAAACATCTGTTTAAAGAGGTACAAATGGGAAAAACAAGATTAGATGCTGTAAAAACAATGATTGAAGAAGAAGACGCAAGGTTAAAAGAAATAAAAGAAAAAACTGTTAAAAAGAAAAAGAAAAAGAAAAAGAAATAATATAATTTTGCGTTTTATATTTTGGGGAATAGGGACACGTGCCTGATAAGGTTAGTTCCTGGCTAACCTTTCCCCAAATAATTCCAGGCATACTACAGGAGTATATAAATGAAGATATCTAATGGAGAAATTTTTAATGCTTATGATGCACTTGGCAAACTTTTTGAAATTGAGTTTCCGGTTAAAACAGGACTTGCATTATCAAGGTTGATTGGAAAGCTTACAGAACCTTATAATGAAATTACAAGAGTAAAAGATAAGCTTGTTAAAAAGCATGGGATATATGATGGTGAGAGGAACAAAGATAAGTCTAAAGATTTTGTTCCAAAAAAAACAGGCAATGTTACTGTCGTGCCAGAAGATGAAACTTGGGAATCTTTTATAAGTGAATATATCGAAGTAATGTCTGAAGATAGAGAATTGGCTTTTGATAAAGTAAAGATACCAAGCAAAATTGATAATGAAACGCTGAAGATTAAACTTGAAATATTGGCTCCTCTTGAAAGATTTATAGAAGTTGAATAAAGATTATGGCTGAATCAATGGATTATCAGGATATTGAAAAGCGTGTTTTGCCTGAGATAAAACTCGCTGAGGATTATGCCGAGAATCGTGCAGACAGAAGAAACAAGTCTTGGGATCGGTATAAGGGCAAGCCGCTTGGCAATGAGGTTAAAGGCCGTTCACGCTTTGTAACTAGAGAAGTATTGGACACTATTGAGTGGATGATGCCTTATTTTATACGGACATTTGCCTCTGGTGATCCGAAAGTCAGCCTAACGATTGAAGGACAGGAGCCTTGGGTTGGCAAAGCTTTAATGCAGGAGATGATAGAGCAGATTGATTCTGGAACTCCCACTCTCTTTCTGCTTGTATATACATGGATTAAGGATGCTCTTGTATCAGATACAAGCTTTGTAAAGGAAAGGTGGGAGAAAGAATACGATTGGCTTGATATGGAAATCCCGCCTGAAATTGATGAAAACACATTACAACTATATGAACAGGATGACCAATACAAGATTGTAGATAAAGGTCGTCCTGTTCCTGTTTTCAGTGAGGCGAGTACTCCTAGTGAGGGCTTGCCTGGTGGCGGTGGTCCTGTCTTTACAATGCCTCTTGAAAGCACAGTTTACAGGGATGTGAAGGTTAAGCAGAAAGTAAAGGTAAGGGATTGTCTTGTTGTAGAAAATATGCCGCACATGGAGTTTCTTGCACATCCAAAGTCAAAAGATATTAATGATAAATATGGTAAAGGTCACAAGGCTGAAATAGAACTTCATTATCTCAAGAAAGTTAATGAGATGATGGGCGGTGATTATTTTAAAAACCTTGATGAAATAATTGTTGATACTACGGGGCGCACCACTGATATCAGCGATGATGGGGATGCTGACACATATTTTACAGATGAGAAAGCCGCTCTTGCATATACTCTCACTGGACATCCTGTTCATGGGCAAGACCCGAAAGGGATGGTTAATTATATTGAGTGGTATACAAGAGAAGATGTCAATGGTGATGGTTTTTTAGAAGATATTATATGTTTTTTTGCTGATAATAAATTGATAAGATGGGAAATAAACGAAGAGGGAATGATTTCTTTCTCAGCGGCAAAGCCTATTATTGACCCTTTTAAGTTCTATGGGACAAGTTATGCTGACTTGATAATTGAGATACAAAATCTCAAAACGATGATTGTCAGAAGGGTTTTTGATAACTTTGATTTTCAGAATTTAGGCAGGTGGCTTGTAGACCCTAGTGCTTGTGTTGACAGGAGAGCATTACTTGATAATAGACCTAATTCCATTGTTACAGGTAAAAAGGATGGTGTAACGAATCTGTTCCAGAATGCTTTTAGTCCTAGTGCAGGCATATCTCTTCTTGAATATGTCGACAAGATGAAAGAGAACAGGACAGGTGTTCATGGACTTCAGCCTCAGACCAGTTCTAATACGGCCACAGAAATACACCATTTAGAAACGACCACTATACAAAGACTTGAGTTAATCGGGCGTATTTTTGCAGAAGTAGGGTTAAAAGATTTCTATGTAAAATGCGCCAAGCTATATCAGCTATATCTTGAAGATCCTTTTAAGACAAAGATTAATGGCGTTGAAGTTGAAGTGACGCCGGACATGATACAAGGCAAGATAATAGCTACTGTTGATATGGGCGTGGAAGCCTCAATAGGCATACAGGAAGCGCAGAAGATACAAATGGTACTTGGTGTCCTTGGTGGGCTTAATGCTCAATATCCGGGTCTTATGGGGCCAAAACAGATACACAGTATTTGCAGGAAATTTATTAATGCTACAGGCTTTAAACAGATTGATGATTTTGTAGCTACGGAAGATGAGTTTACTCAAGCAACACAGCAGGCACAGCAAGCTCAATCTGAAATGCAACAGAAAGTCATGCAACTTGAGAATGAACTGAAACAGGCAGAACTTATGATTAAGGCTAAAGAAGTAGAAGTCAAGTCTGCTAAAGCTGAAGCTGATAAGGAAATACGGTCTGCTGGTGTTATACAGAAAGATAGGGCAAGTCAAAGAGATATGGAAGCAAGGCTGGCTGATGTAGAAGCCAAGTTAACTGGTATAAGGGTAAAACGTGAGTCTAATAAAAACGATAATATGCTAAAGCTATTAACTGAAAATACAAAGGCTTCTCAAAAGAATAAGCAGGGTAATTAATATGGGGCAAAGTTTTACTACTGAAGATAAAAGTATAGAGCAAATGCTTGAAGAAGGTATTGAGCAAAGAAAGCAAAGAGCTAGAGTTGCTAAAAAGATACTTAACGATAAAGAGATTATGGGATTGTTTGATGAAATAAAACAGGGATACCATGAGGCATTTGAGTCTTTAACCTATGGTACTACAATGGAAGAATATCAGACAATACATTTTGCAAACATGGCGTTAAAACAATTCCTACAGTTACTAACAGATTATATTAATGCAGATGAATTTGAAAGTAGGCAGGAAGATATTGACAAGAACACTGAAGATGTGCTAGTATGACAGATAAGACTAAAGATAATAAAAATTTAGAACAAATTATTGACTTGTTAAAAGCTTGGATTAATAATGAGGAAGTAGGTTCTATAACTATTAATTTCTTTAAAGGTGGAATATCTAGTGTAAAGTTATTGCAGACATTAAAAATGAACTAAATATAATATAAGTTACACAGGGATACTCAAAACAAATTGAAGCCCTTTTCGATGCTTAGGCATTGATTAGGGCTTTTTTTATTTGGCGACAATATGCCAAAAAATATTAATAGCAACAATAGCTATAAGAAAAGGAGACGACAATGTCTAATTTAACAGAAGAAGAAAAAAAGAAACAAGAAGAATGGGATGCTATTAAAGTAGATGAAACACCTGTTGAGCCTGAAGAAGAGGTACATGAAGAAGAACCTAAAGATGAAGAGCAGAAACCTCAAGAGGAACCTGCTGAGGAACCTGCTGAGGAACCTGCAGGAGAACCTTCTGAGGAACTTGTTGAGGAACATTCAGAAGAAACTCCAGAAGAACCTCCAGTGGGGCCAAAAGCTGTTCGTGAACCTCAATACAGGGAAATAGTACACAATGGGCAAGTATATCGTCTTACTGAGCAGAAGCTAATAGAATTAGCGCAAAAAGGGTTTGATTATGATTATAAGGTTGGGCCTCATAGTCGTATAGCAAAGCTTATAGAACGCTATCCTGACCTAGCTAATACTGTTGACCAATATGTTAAGGGAAAGTTGCAAAGTGGCGAAGAACAGACACCACAGGCAGAAAAACCAAAACAAGCATTTAAATCGAAAAGTATAGATGATTATGAAACAGCGGATGAATGGTTAGAAGCAAATTTAAGTGAATATGTATCAAGGCAAACACAAACTCAAACAGTACAGCAACCTAAAGAAGATATTGCTACTAAAATAGAGACTATTTGCAAGATACGTGATCCACATTACTTCCCATCTGTTTATCCACAAGTTATTAACTATATACCTAAATTAACTGTAGGTGACTATGATAGAATCAATAATGATTTAGGCGAGTTCTTAAAGTTTTATGACAAAGTAAAAGAACAGGTTATTAAACCTAAGAGCAAAACAAAGCCTAACCCATTAGTGACAAAAGCACAACAGCAATCAAAGAAACCTCCATTTAAGGCAGGAATAAGTAACTTACAAAAGAAACAACCAGTTAATCCAGAAGAGAAAATATGGGAATTACCAAATAGCAAATTCACAGAGGAAATAAATAAAGCTCGTGGATTTTAACAAGGAGATATAAATTATGGCTATTTTAACAGGTACAAGTCAAGTAGCGGTAAATATACAAGGGTATTATGACCGCAATTTGCTGGAAAGGGCTTTACCTTCTCTTGTTCATGGGAAGTATTGTCAGGCACGTCCTCTTCCTGCGAATAGCGGGACAAGGATTAATTTTAGACGGTACAACTCTCTGGCAGTCAATACTACAAAACTGCAAGAGGGTGTAACTCCAACAGGGAAACAGGCTTCAACCACTGACATATATGCGACTCTCAGCCAGTATGGTGATTTTATCGTATATACAGATTGGTTAAGCATGACCACTCTTGATAATTCTCTAGTAGAGTTTTCAGGAATACTTGGAGAACAGATGGGGCTAACTTCTGATACGCTTGATCGTGATGTCATGGTTGCAGGCACCAGTGTTCGATATGCGAATGATGTAGCCACCAGAACAAGCGTAGCCACTGCAATATCAGCAACCGACATGAAAGCTGCTATCAGGATTCTTGAAGGTGGAAATGCCAAGAAGATAAGCGAGGCTATTCAGGCTGGTGCGAAGATAGCTACTGTTTCGGTACCGACTGCTTATAGAGCTATCACACACACTGATATGCGGCAGGATTTTGAAGACATGGCCGGGTTTACCAAGGCTCAGGACTATGCCAGCCAAAAGGGTGTCCAACCTGATGAGATTGGTGCGTATGGTAATGTTCGTATAGAAACTACTACCAATGCAAAGATATGGGAAGCAGGCGGTGTTGTTGTTGCGAGTGGGCCGGGGCTTGTCACGTCAGACGATACCAACATTGATGTTTACGCTACTGTGATTCTTGGTGCCAATGCTGTTGGTACTACTCCTCTTCAGAAAGGCAATATCAAAAATATTGTAAAGAAGATAGGGGCAAGTGGTGTTGACGATGCTCTCGACCAAAGGGGCAGTTCCGGTTGGAAGATGGCAAAAGTAACCAAGAGACTTAACGAAGACTTCATGGTCAGAATTGAGTCTGGCTGCACAGATTTATAAGGAGGTAAAAAACAATGGATAATTATTTCAGTTGTTATGCAGCAATAACAAATACAGCGGACCTATTCATTAATATTGGATGATGTCCAGATAAGGTGCTTGTTCGGAGCCTTACCGATGGTGGTGGTTTTGAGTGGTATCGTTTACAGGGAGATGCCTGTGGATTTACCTTGGCTAATGCAGGTGACAGGGCGTTAGTATCGTCAGCAGGTGTTTCTTTGGTACAATTTACTGAAAGTTCTATTGATACTTCTTCCGATCCATCTTCTGTAGATCCTAGTAATTGGATAGATGCTAATGGAATACAGCTTGCGGCTGCTATGGATTTTTTCGCTGATGAAGAAATAGTGATGATAGAAGCATGGCGTATAAACTATCCGTGGATACGTTGCGTGCATGATGGTACTACAAGTTCTAATACATATTTTGAAGATGGAAGTTTTGATTTTCTGGAACTTGGTGTATCTAGTAACGGACAGTGGATAATCTACAATCAGACAAATGGAAATTATGCGTATATTAAAAGTATTACAAAGCCTGCTGACAGTACAAAACATTGCAGGCTGTATACTGCTCTGTCTGCTGGTGTTGATGCTTCAGCCACTACTGCGGCTGACTTTGATACAAATGATGTATGCTTTGTATTTCCTGCTAATTGCGGGATTTATCCAATATCTGATCTTACAATTATGACATAACCATTTATTAATCAGGAGCAGGTTTTAACGAGCCTGCTCTACAACAATTTTAACTCACGGCTGGCAACAAAGGCCAGCGACAAAGGAGATAGAAATGGAACTTTTTTATGATGTAGGCGACAAGTCTTTTAAAACAAAGAAAGATGCAACGGAAGCATTAGTTAATGAAGGCGTTTTTGATGAGTATGATGTTGTAGCGTCTTCTGGTGGTGGGTATGTCGGTGTGAAGAAAGAAGGGAAAAAAGAATCTGCGGAAGAAAAACCAGCTAAAAAAGAATCACCAAAAGAGGTTAACCTTATGACCACGATGAAAAAGGTGAGAGTTCATAGGGCTTCTGGTGATGAAGACAATAGAGATGTCCAGATCAGTGTGTGTGTTAACTCTGCGAAGAACAGGCGTGTATTTTATCCGGGCGAAGAGGTAGAACTTTCTCTGGCTCAGATAGCAGTATTGAGAAATTCTGTAGAAGAGACCAAGCTGGTAATAGCACCTGACAGCGGCATATATGAAGCTAAGAATCCAGAAGCAATGGCAAGAAACCATTATCCCGGAATGACTCTGCGAAGAGACAAGACAACGGGATTAATTAATATGTTTAAGCGAACACCTAATTATCTGATAGAAGAAGTGGGGGCTTAGACAATATGAGAAAAATATATGGCAAGCCTAAAGACAGCGATTGATAGGGCGAGAGTTAAGTCAGGTGATACAGATAAGCTTCTTTTTACTGATGATGAACTTATCGGAATGGTCAATGATATACTTGAGGAAATCTATGCAACTCTTGTAAATATCCAATCTAATCTTGTTTATGGTATAGACTCTGTAACTACAGTAGCCGATACGTGTGAATATACCCCCTCTTTTACTACAAAAGGGGGTTTTTTGCGTGATGGGAGTTGGGTTGACGGTGAAGATACGTATTTAACTCAAGTTTCAGAAGCAGATAAAATCAAATGGGATTATGACACTTCTACAAATCAGCCGGAAGCATTCTATGTAACAGAAGGTGGCGATATAGGATACTTATGGGTACCTGATGATGCGTACACCATTTATCATACTTATTGGGTACCATTGACAGCTATGGCTACTTACGCTTCAGATAGCCTTCCGTGGGAAAATATTTTCAATTCATATATCCAGAGAAAGCTGATTGTCGAAATACTTGAGGCTTCTGAAAATGATGGAAGCAGGCAATTAGCACTGTCACAAATTGATTGGGTAAATGCAATGAATTTAGTGTATTCAAGAGGTATCAGACAAGAGAGAGCATCAAGTGATATGTTTTCTATTGAAGGGATTTGACGATGAGTAGAAGGCTATTTGTGCCTCCATTACCTGGGTTTAGAAAGAAGAAAAATGCAATAAAGTTTCTAACCAGACCTTTAGGTTTAAATCTTGTTTCTCCAGAAACCATGTTAAGTCCTAATGAGTTTGTTTCAGGGCTTAATCTAAAAGTTAATTCTTTTGGGCAATTAGCAACAAGAGAAGGGGTTAAGAAGCTTACCAGCACAGCTACGGATAGCAGTTCTTCAATAGTTCATATAGCTAATGTTCCTATCGGTACTACCAATTATATTTTCATAGTAGATGCCAACCACAAGATTTATAAGTTATCAGGCAGTGAAGGTTCTATGGAGCCTGGTAGTGAACTGGCTACATTGGAAGGAGAAGCTACCATACAGCCGTTCAATGGTCTTGCGGTTATCATGGACGGTGGGTATCTGAAAAAGTCAGACGGCAGCACTGTTACTCTTGCGTATGACGATGGTGAAGGGACGAGTGGATATAATTATTCTAATCTTGCTACACTTCCTGTTTATGATGAGAGCGTAACACAGGATGTATATGCTGGAAGCAAGCAGGCTTGTGGATGCAAGTTTACTACTCAGGCATGGACTGCTGGCTACACAATACCTTTAACATATGTTGATGTATACCTGAAAAAATCTGTTGCAGGTTGCACAGGTAATATTTATGCCAAGCTGTATGATTCAACAGGGGCTACTCTCAGAGCTACGTCAAATGCAGTGGATGTTGACGATATAACTTCGACTGCTGCTATAGAAACACGCTTTACATTTGAAGATGAATACGGGATGTCACCAGAAACAGAATATATCCT